TCAGGCCTCCTCAACGTCGTGATACTCTTCGCACGCCTGCAGCGTGTTCTGGATCAGGGTGGCGACGGTCATCGGGCCAACGCCGCCGGGAACCGGGGTGATGTAGGACGCGCGTTCGGCGGCATCTTCATACACCACGTCGCCGACCACTTTGCCGCTTTCCAGACGGTTGATGCCGACATCGACCACAATCGCCCCTTCTTTAATCCACTCGCCAGGAATAAAGCCCGGTTTGCCCACCGCGACGATCAGCAGGTCGGCGTTTTCGACATGATGGCGCAGGTTTTTTGTAAAGCGGTGGGTGACGGTGGTGGTGCAGCCGGCCAGCAGCAGCTCCATGCTCATCGGGCGACCGACGATATTGGAAGCGCCAATGACCACCGCATTGAGGCCGTAGGTGTCGATATTGTAGCGTTCCAGCAAGGTCACGATACCGCGCGGAGTGCACGGACGCAGGCGCGGCGCGCGCTGGCACAGGCGGCCAACGTTGTAAGGATGGAAGCCGTCGACGTCTTTATCCGGCGCGATGCGCTCGAGAACTTTGACGTTATCGATCCCTGCCGGCAGGGGCAGCTGAACCAGAATACCGTCGATGGTCTTATCGGCATTCAGAGTGTCGATAAGCTCCAGCAGCTCGGCTTCGCTGGTGGTTTCCGGGAGATCGTAAGAGCGGGAGACGAAGCCCACTTCTTCACATGCTTTGCGCTTGCTGCCGACATAAATCTGCGAGGCCGGGTTGCTGCCGACCAGCACGACGGCCAGCCCAGGGGCGCGTTTTCCGGCCGCAACGCGAGCCTTCACTTTTTCCGCAACCTCAGAGCGTACCTGCTGCGCAATCGTTTTACCGTCAATAATTTTTGCTGCCATCAGAGAGAGGATTCCATCTGTATCTTTACGAAAGGGGGATGAGGATATTTTGTCAGAAGCGGGCCTCGCTGTCAGTCCTCGTTTGCTGTTTTATCCTGTCTGAGGCTAATTTAGCCTGTTATGACCATGGTTATTACATGGTTATAGGTGCGTTGCGCCTGGCCACTGAGTCGATTTACGCGCGCATTAGCCCCGGCGGTATGCTTCTTGTACAGTTGGTGGGGGATATTTCGCCAGCGTCGTATAAGCTCCGCAGTTTCCTGGCAAAATGGATTGACTCGACCGACGTGGACCGTATAATTCCACGCGTTTCACTCCGCGAAGCACTCGCTTCTCAGGGCGCCCTTAGCTCAGCTGGATAGAGCAACGGCCTTCTAAGCCGTAGGTCACAGGTTCGAATCCTGTAGGGCGTGCCATACTCACTTCTCTTAACGTCTCCTGAAGTCTACTCAACCCAGCATACACGCGGTATTCTCCAATATTTCATTATCCCAACGTCTACTATGGTCTATTGAAATCCACATTCATGTGGGGGTACATTTGGGGGTAGATTCCTGTTCAATGAAATGAGATACCCCCAAGTGAAGCTTACAGCCCGCCAGGTCGATACATCTAAAGCTAAGGACAAACCCTATAAACTGTCTGATGGCGGTGGCCTTTACCTCTTGGTGAACCCCAACGGCGCTCGATACTGGCGGCTGAAGTACCGGGTCGCCGGTAAAGAAAAGTCGTTGGCTTTAGGTGTATACCCTGAAGTCTCGCTGGCCGATGCACGTCAAAAACGAGCAGAGGCTAAAAAAGTATTGGCTGCTGGTGGTGACCCGGGGCAGGAAAAGCAGGAAAAAAAACATGCCAGGGCGATGGCCGTATCAAACAGCTTTGAGAGACTGGCGCTGGAATGGCATGAACATAAATCGATGAACTGGTCAGCAGGCTATGCCAGTGACATACTGGAGTATCTGAGAAAAGATATTTTTCCTTATATTGGCTCCCGGTCGATCACTGATATTAAGCCCGTTGATATGTTGGCTGTTCTTCGCAAGATGGAACAACGTGGAGTACTTGATAAGCTCAAAAAGACACGTCAAGCCTGCCGGCAGATCTTCACCTATGCTGTCATCACCGGCAGAGCAGAACATAATCCCGTGGTCGATCTCGCCAGTACTCTAAAAGCACCAAAGCAAAAACACTTCCCTCATTTATCGGTTGAACAAATACCTGACTTTCTGCGAGCTTTGAACGACTATAGCGGCAGCGTGGTGACTCGAAATGCTACCCGCCTGCTTATGCTTACTGGGCTCAGGACAATTGAGCTCCGTGCTTCTGAATGGGTTGATATCGACTTCGATAAGGGGGTCTGGAATATCCCTGCAGAGCGAATGAAGATGCGGCGGCCGCATCTCGTTCCTATCTCAACTCAGGTTCGCGAACTGCTTGAAGAAATCCACCAGCTTACCTGGCGAGGGAAGTATATTTTCCCGGGACGGAATGATGCCGGTAAGCCAATGAGTGAGGCCAGCATCAACCAGGTGATTAAACGAATCGGCTATGACGGTAAAGCGACTGGTCACGGCTTCCGGCACACTATGAGCACCATACTCTATGAACAGGGCTATAACACCGCCTGGATTGAAACGCAGTTGGCCCACGTCGATAAGAACTCAATCCGCGGCACATACAACCACGCTCAGTATCTGGACGGCCGGCGGGAAATGCTCCAGTGGTATGCCGACTATATGCAGGCGCTGGAGAATGGTGAAAATGTGGTGCATGGCTCGTTCGGGAAACGTGCCTGACTGGATGCATAGACAGTATATACAGACGATAGTAGACTTAGATAGACGATCAAAGAATAGGCTATGTCTAGGCTGATCCCCGAAAACCCGTACACCTCTGCGGGCTGGCATAGCCGCCAAAATCAGAGGGCGTGAGGTGGCGTAATGAATTATTCGACTTATAAGAAAGTACCAACATTAGAGTATTGCAAGATAACAAGAGCGGCTGAGCTACTTGATTGCTCGGTTGACGACTTATTGTATTGGGCCGAAGAACGAAAAATAAAAATCTGTATTAAAGTTCAAGACCTTAAAGGCATGTTGGTTGTTCCTGCCATTTCGGAACCAGAACAATTGCTTATGTTTTTATGCGAACTTATGCATGGAGAACACACTACAAACATAATGTGTAGAGGTTATGGTGATATTAAGCCTTACCCATTATCGAAAGTTTATGCTGAAGAGATTTATGATTTGGAAACAGAGAATGATTTTCTATTGTTTTCAGAAGCAACCATCGCACGAAATGGTTTTGATGTTCGTATTGATGGATTATGGGAACTTGCGAACATAACAATGGGGTTAATTGATTATTATGATAAAGAAAATCCCCCAGTCATCGGTGGGGAGTGTAGTGAAACAAGGACTATGGTTAAGTTATTGGAGGCATTAGACTTTCCATTTGAAAATGGCATGAGGCATACACTTAATTCAACCTCTTTTGTTTTACGCCCGGCAGATACTTTAGATGAAGTTGGTGATTTTGTATTTATGGGGTATGAGCAAGAAAAACCGATCTCACTAAGCCTTGATAATCTATATGTAACAAAAACTCAAATTAAAAACATTATTAGTAATCTAATGATTCCATTTGATGACATGATTAAGAAAGATAATGCAAAAAAAACAAACACGACAAAAAAACAATCAGAATTTACCGTCGGGATTTTGAAAGAGATTGGTTTTACTAATAGTGATTTGAGTGGCAGTATCAGTGAACTCAGAAAAAAAATAGCAAGAAAATTGCCAACGGTATCAGTTCCTGCAGATGATAAATCACTGATTGATTGGCTTCGGAAAGGCGGTATTGACCGCTAGAAACTCCAAAGAATTTCTTAAAACTCCACAACACTAGATCAGGCCAATAGCACAATCCTCCTGAAGTCTACTTAAGTCTACTAATGACTATCTAAGATTGCGGGAGGAGTTATGCCAGTAAAAAATCATTTCAATTCACTGATCAGATTAGCTGAAGCACAGCGGCGAACGGGTTATAGTAAAGCATGGCTATATCGACTAATTGGGCAAAAACGTTTTCCACAACCAGTAAAGATTGGTTCTCGCTCTATCGCATTTATCGAAAGTGAAGTGGATGAATGGATCAATCAGCGCATCGCTGAATCTCGTAGTGAGGTTGTCTGATGCCAAAAGAAAACCGCCCATTACAGGCGGCTAACACAGATACTCGCGGATCTGATGTTACGCCACCAGCCTACACCGTTCAAGCCTCAAAGCGCATTCCGAAGAAACACCGTGCCCGCACCTATATGCTGCGCTGTGGGACTGGTGGGTGGACAGAAAACGATATCCTGCGCCATTGCCGACTCTCATCTGGCCGCAACTATGCGAGCGAACTTGAGCGCGAGCTTGATATCTGCCTGGAGCGCTTGGAAGAGAAAAACCCTGATGGTATCGGTGCGCACATGCGCTACAGGTTTGCGTGCCGTGGTGACGTGCTGAAGGTGATTCAGTTCGTTAACCGCATGGCCGCAGTCAACCAACATTACGGGCTTTCAAAGCAGGATATCGCCGACATTCTGAACCTCTACCCGGACAACTTCACCGCCGCATAACGGAGCCGAAAAAATGAAAATCGAAAAAAGCAGATTCAATTCTGAGGCCGCCCCTCAACCCAAGGTTAACCCGGGCGTAATTAACGGCAATGACTTTGCCGCCATCGTTCCCGTTATTCCCGGCCAAATTGGCGGGCGCGAAACCAATATTGCGAGCGCCAGAGATTTGCATAAAGCGCTGGGTGTGGGCCGCGACTTTACCAACTGGATTAAAGGCCGCATCGACCAGTACGGATTTGTGGCCGGGACTGACTATATCCGTGTTGAAAATTTGAGCTCACCAAAACGGGCGAGCGCAAAATTTCGCCAGCAAATCGAGCATGATTACCTTCTCTCGCTGGATATGGCTAAAGAAGTGGCAATGGTTGAGCGCAATGAACAGGGGCGCGCCGTCCGCCGCTATTTCATCCAGTGCGAGGAAGCGCTACAGCTGAGTGCGCCGGAAATCGCCGCGAAGTATCGCCGGCACCTCAAAGCCCGCATTGGTGCTGCCAACCTCTTCAAGCCGATGTGCGCCGCTCTGGATGCTGCCCGGGCAGAACAGGGGAAAGAGACGCAAGCCCGGCACTACAGCAATGAAAGCAACATGATCGCCCGTATTGTGCTGGGTGGCATGACCGCTAAGCAGTGGGCGCAGGTGAACGGTATCGACGGCGAACCGCGCGATAGCATGAGCGCCGCCCAACTGGAACACCTCAGCTACCTGGAGGGTACAAACATCACGCTGATCGATATGGGCATGGAGTACGGCCAGCGTAAAGCGGAATTAACCCGCCTCTCTCAGCGTTGGCTGGCTAAACGTCTGGGGGCTAACGATGAATAAGCCCACCAGCACACCGTTACCAAATCACTCCTACCGCGACGCTCACGGCCAGATGGTGAACGTGACCGCTGTAGCGCATAACCGCGTGACGTTCTACCGCAAGGGCTACCAATTCCCTTGCGTGCAGCCCATTGAGCGTTTCATGAAGGAGTTCTCGGAGGTAAAGCAATGATTTTCACCGTCCAGGGTAAAAGCCTCTCTTTGGCTGGCCTGATGAATGCAAAAGCTAAAGCTTTGCTGGTGGTGTGTCACCGCGTGAACCTGTCAAAACCTGTCACATTGCGGGCCACTGATAGTGGCGTACAAAATGCCTGGCGGAGTTTCGAGACAATTACGCGCGATGGACATCACACCTGCAGTAATGTGTTTTCGGAGTCCATAAAAAAGGACTTGATGTTCTACATCATCCCGGTCTATGGTTATAACGCACCAGCAAAATCTGGTGCCGGGATTGGCGTCCTGGAAAAGTACAAGGCGACACATGACGCGCCTAGCGTCTTTTTTTGTGTCCTCACATTCGCTCACCCTTTTTTCAGCGCTGCGGTTATAATCCGTGCCGCTTGCAGAGTTATGGTGAGTTGGATGGGGGCGGAGAAATCCGCGCCGGTTACCTTGTACGCCGGTTACGCCAACCCTGTTCAGCTCACCACCAGTGAAATTGGCGTTTCCGGTGGTGGGATTAATCCCCAGTACAAGGAGGCTGCCATTGTGGCTACTACCCCTACCCAAAATCCGCAGTTTATCTGGATTATCGCCGCTGTTCGCCGCGATATGACGACAATTAAAGCCCAAATTCACCATATCGCCGCACCGTCTGAACGTGACGCCCGCCGTTCACTGGCTCGCGATCATGTCTGCTTTTTCGCTGGTCGCATCCGTCTGGAGGTGGCTCATGCGTAACAATTTCCGCATCACCGGCTACGCCGTTAATAAGCGCGGTTTAACCGTTGGCATCGGCTATCAACTCACATCCAGCGACACTAAAACAGCAATGGCCCACGCAGTGCTTCAGGCGCAGCGTGAAGGTCTCAGCCACGTTCGCATTACACGCGTACAGGAGGTGGCAGCATGAGCCTGTATAACGATTTAGTTCGCCACGAATTCGGCAAAGGCGCCACCGTTGATGAGCTGGAAGGCATTCAGAACCGCATGGATGAGGCTGTGAGTGATTTGTTGCTCGGCATTAGTGCCATTGGAAGTCTGATGTTCTGGGCCACGGACAATAACAACTACACCGAGGAGACCGCAAAGGGAGACATGCGCAAAATAGGCGCAATGCTGGGTACGGTTGGTGAGGTGGTGCTGGCGCTTAACGATACCGTAGCGAATGCGGGTGTGTGTCGTTCTGACTGCGTCAAAGAATCAAAAATGAGGGCGGGCAAATGAATATAAACGCTATATACCGCCATCCTGCCGAACTTGAGGCCGAGGCGACGCTATCCCGTGTGCAGCCTTATCCGGAAGATTTTACTCTGGCAGAGCGTACCGCAGAACGTATGGCCCGCGCTCGTAATGGGTTAGTTCATGTAATGACCGATTTATCACCATACCTCGACGTTGAGCAAGCAGTCGTTGTGCATTGCTGGCTGGATAAAGTCCTGGCGATTGTCGATATGGTCAGAATTGATGCGGAGGTCAGGGTATGAGCGATATGCAGCTTATTGATGCCCAATGTCGTGTTGAACAAGCACAGGCACTGCTCTCAATATGGTTAGAGGGCACGAAAGCATCTGAACGGGATATGCAGTTAATTTGTGCTCTGATCTCGTTACTCCAGGATGTACCAGAAACGATTAAAACGGCGGATGAAGAACTTGCTGATTACGTCTTGCGTGCACATCGGGAGAAGCGTCAATGAAACTGGCACCTAACCTGAAACATTTGCCAAAAGAAAAATTTACTGAAGCAGTTATTTTTGCTGGAACCGATGCGTATGCACATGCAAAAGGATGGGAAGAGGGCATGGGTAAACAAGTCGCTGAGGACAGAACACCTCCCATTTATCTTGGACCGAAGCAGCTGGCGGAACTGGAGAACCTGCAAATTATTGATAAAGGGCGTCGCAGTGCTCGTGTTTATCTGGCTGGAAGCATTGAGCCAATAATGATTAATGCCATTGGGGAAAAACTTGCTCAGGCAGGTGTACTGGAAGCGAAATTATATAAGGGAATTCCTGACCAAAAACCGGAAAACTGGAGGCAATATCTGGCCAGACTCAGAGAACAGGGCGAGCACACAACGACATCAATTCTGAAAGCCAATAAATCTGCGAATAGTGACAACCTGAAGCCACATGTTGAAAGCCGAGCTGACGGTATTTTTTGGGTTGAACCCAAATCAGACAAAGATACCGGGGAAATAACTACCCGTGAAAGCTGGCTGTGTTCTGCTCTGGAGGTCATAGGCACTGGCATAGATGACAGTAAAACCCGGTATCTGATCCTGCGCTGGCGCCCATTCGGTTCGAAGGGGGATACTGTCCAGGCAATACCATTTGCTGATATTGGTGAACGCGAAGGCTGGCGAACGCTTAAGGCTGGTGGGTTGAACGTCACAACCAAAAGTGGTTTACGTGCAACGCTGGCCGACTGGCTGCAGAGCTGTGCCAATGGTGAGGTATGGCGCATTGCGCATGCTACGGGCTGGCAGTGTGGCGCCTACATCATGCCGGATGGCGAGATCATTGGTACTCCAGATCAACCGGTGCTGTTTAATGGACGAAGTTCTGCCGCATCCGGTTATACCACCAGCGGTACTGTTGAGAGCTGGCGAGAGAGCGTTGGACGTCTGGCCTTTGGCAACTACTCGATGATGACTGGCGTGGCTGCAGCGCTGTCAGCTCCTTTGATTGGCCTTGCCGGCGCTGATGGTTTTGGTATCCATCTCTATGAGCAGTCGAGCGCCGGTAAGACCACCACTGCCAATGTGGCATCCAGTCTCTACGGCAATCCTGATGTATTGCGCCTTACCTGGTACGGTACCGCGCTGGGGCTGGCGAATGAAGCTGCCGCACACAACGACGCGCTGATGCCGCTAGACGAAATCGGGCAGGGCGCTGATCCGGTGGAAGTCTACAAATCTGCCTACGCGCTATTTAATGGTACGGGTAAGCTGCAGGGCGCGAAGGAGGGGGGGAACCGTGATCTGAAGCGCTGGCGTACTGTGGCCATCAGTACCGGTGAGATGGATCTGGAAACCTTCATTGCGAGCGCCGGTCGCAAGGCTAAAGCAGGCCAGCTGGTTCGCCTGCTGAATATCCCGATGCGCCGGGCTGTTCGTTTCCATGAGCATGCCAACGGCAAACACCATGCCGATGCCCTCAAAGATGCATACCAGCATCACCATGGAGTGGCTGGGCGTGAGTGGGTGAAATGGCTGGCTGACCACCAGCAAGAGGCGGTGAACGCCGTCAGAGCAGCGGAAGAGCGCTGGCGTAGTCTGATCCCGTCGGATTACGGGGAGCAGGTCCATCGTGTTGGCGCCCGGTTTGCCATTCTGGAAGCCGCACTATTGTTAGGTAATGTGATCACCGGCTGGGATGAGCAGACGTGTCGGGATGCTATTCAGTACAGCTATAACGCCTGGTTGCGTGAATTCGGTACCGGCAACAAAGAGCATCAGCAAATTATTGAGCAGACAGAGGCATTCCTGAACGCTTACGGCATGAGCCGCTTTGCACCGTTCCCGTATGACCCGACCAGTCTCCCCATCTCCAACATGGCGGGATACCGGCAGAAGGGCGGTCATGAGACTGACCCGATGGTGTTCTACACCTTCCCGGCAGCCTTCGAAGGGGAGATCGCCCGCGGCTTTAACACTCGTCAGTTTGCGGAGGTATTGAAGAAAGCTGGCATGCTGACACCGCCGACTTCAGGCCGGGGGTTTCAGAGAAAGTCACCACGCATTGATGGGCGACAGATTCGGGTTTATGTCCTGCAGTATCTGCCGGACGATGGCCAGCCAGAGTAAAAGCACTCTTTCATGTGTGTAGATTAAGTGTTGGTTCAGTTGGTTCAGTTGCCTCAGTAGTTATATATATCTGTTTAATAAGGTTTCATGTTTAAAAAATGAACCAACATTGAGGCAACAAACTACCAGTTTGAACCAACACTGAATCAGGTACAGGGTATCAGAAGAGAGGATCACTGCGATGACAGCTCAAATTTCAGCGTATGGCCGGCTGGTGGCCGACCCGCAGACCAGAACAACGGGAAAAGGTACGAACATGACAATGGCCCGCCTGGCGGTAGCTCTGCCCTGTAATGCGGCAGATAACGGAGAGGCTACTTTCTGGTTGGGCGTGATTGCCTTTGGTAAGCAGGCTGACGCGCTGGCCAAACACCATAAAGGCGACCTTGTCAGCGTGGCGGGCAATATGCAGCTCAATCAGTGGACTGGTCAGGATGGTGGTATGCAGCAAGGTTATCAGGTTATTGCGGACAGTGTACTCAGCGCCAGAACGGTCCGCCCAGGCGGTAAAGTAGGTCAACAAGGACAGGCTACTGATGCCCTGCGCCGGGCCCAGGAGCAGCAACCGCCCGCGAACGGGTATGAAGGATACGACCAGACACCTCCGTATGACGATGATTTTTGACATGGGTATGGATCAGTAACATGCGACTGACTACAGAACAGAAGGCGGAAATCGCTCGCCTCAAACGTAGTGGTGTAGGGTATCGCACCATCGCGAATAAAATGGGACTTAAGCCCAGCACTGTGAGTAGCTTCTGCCAGCGCAGTGGATTGTTCGCTGATAATCCGGCTCACAAGGTTCTTTTCACTATCCCTGAGGCGCGCTTTTCGAACGTACCTGCGTTAACAAAGGCACTGCCGCCCCAAAAGGTCATTACTGGTCATAAGCAGACCGATGCTTATTTGTGGGTGCTGGAAGTGATTAAGCTGAATGAGCCAGCACATCTGGATGCTGCAGAGGCAGCACTTGAGAAGCTTACCATTAGCCCAAAAGACGTAGAGAAACGGTATCGTGACTGGATGGTCGCTAATGGTGCTGACATATTGCAAACCGCTTTCGGTACCTTTTTCATGGATGATCCTCAGCACTACCTCAAGCTTGCCAGGGAGAATATCAGGAAGGCCAGCGAAGTTCGTGCTGTGTTTGGTAGTTATGAAGCTGCTATGGAACCAGTAGAAGCAGAGTTGCTCATCTCACGATCTGCATTTCTGGTAGATGAGGATTTTGGGCTGACGAGGGAAGAAGTCGCCGATGGAAGTATTTCAGGTATCGAGCGATATCTGGAACTGGATGATGCTCGGAAAGATGCACATCATGGTTTCACGGATGTACTGCCTTCACCTCACACACTATCCGATGTTGTCCGCGAATTTGATTACTGGACGTGGCTTTATTGGATACGCGATGCTGCTGGGCGAGAGTTAGGTCACCAGTATTCAGAAGGGCTGAGTCAGGAGGTCTATGATCGAGAGTGATCTTGACCCTCCATCTCCGAACAGCTTTTGTATCTTAAGTTAACGATGTCCGCTGCCGCCGGTATTCCCTCGGGGAGTGATATCCCAGCGCGCTGTGCGGGTGGTTTTCATTGTAATGCGTGAACGCTACTGCAAGGTTTCGCAGTGCTGTTCTCACATCCGGTTTTGGCATGAACGCGATATAGTCTTCTTTCATCGTTTTCACGAACCGTTCGGCCATGCCATTACTCTGCGGGCTGCTCACCGCTGTTGTGCAGGGCTCCAGATTCAGCTCTCTCGCGAACCTCCACGTTTCATACGCGGTATACGCTGAACCGTTGTCCGTCAGCCACTGCACCGCTGTATCGGGCAACCTGTCGCCGAAGCGCTTTTCCACCGACCTCAGCATCACATCCTGCACGGTTGAACTGTCATAGCCTCCCGTGCTTGCTGCCCAGTCTATGGCCTCACGGTCGCAGCAGTCCAGCGCGAACGTTACCCGCAGTTTTTCGCCGTTGTCGCAGCCGAACTCGAAGCCATCTGAACACCAGCGCATATCGCTTTCTGCCACCGCTATCTTGCCCTTATGTTCACGCTTCGGTCGCTCTGGTTTGTCATGCAACAACAACAGGTTATGCTCGCTCATTATCCTGTAAAGCCGTTTGGCGTTCACAGGTGGCTGTCCCTCTGTGCGACGTTGCTTGCGCAGGATGCCCCACACGCGTCGATAACCATAACTCGGCATATCGCTGATGATGTCGAGGATAGCCGACAGTATTTCTTCGTCTGCTTCGTCATTACGCCGGTTACAGCGCTTGTCCTGCCAGTCGGCAGAACGGTTAATCCGCAGTGACAGCTGCGCACGCGACACGCCCATGGTGCGGCTGACCAGGGCTATTCCCCGTCCTTTGGCAACAAGGGCGCGTGCGCTATCCATTTTCGCGACTGGCCGTACTCCACGGCTTCTTTCAGGATCTCAACTTCCATCGTCTTCTTGCCCAGAAGGCGCTGAAGTTCCCGGACCTGCTTCAGAGCAGCAGTAAGCTCAGAAGCAGGAACGACTTCCTCTCCGGCCGCAACGGCGGTGAGGCTGCCTTCCTGATATTGCTTCTTCCACTTAAACAGCAGGCTGGGCTGGATACCATGCAGGCGGGCGACATGGGAGACATTCATGCCCGGCTCCATCGTCTGCTGGATAATGGCGATCTTCTCCTGAGGAGTTTTACGTTTACGGGCTTCTTGCCCTAACAGGATCCCGGTCATCTCAAAATTGGCGTTAGTGTTAGACATATATTCAAGCCTATCTCTTATCTGGAGATACAGCTACTGTCCGGTGTTTCAGGGGGCTACATCAGTCTATGATCGAGAGGACTGGCTTGATACCCAACTTGCTACGATCAGTCCTATCCACCAGCAGGAGGCTATTGATGTGCTGAAATGGTTACTCAAAAGTGACCGACACGAAGGGCGAGATGAGGTAGATGCTATTCTCATGAATTTGGTTACAAAGGGTTAGGTGTAAAAGAAACCCGGCACGGTGGCCGGGTTATGGACGTTACATTCTTATTAAATAGGCATCAGAATTTTGTGATGTCGATATTGTAGATCGCCATCCATGCTTCTGCAGGGTAGGAGTTTAATGGAACGGATTGGTAGTGAGGTGTAAGAATTTCTACTGATAGGTTGTGGTAGCTGCAGTAGTTTGCCAGCGCCTGCCAACTGTACTTTCCAGGCATAACGCTTTTAACATGCGCAATCGTAGCGTGCCTAAATCCTTCGCCTTTGCTATGAACATACTTGTTGTGCTGCATAACATGTTGACCATAGGCGCCGCGCACTGATTTAAACTGACCATCTTTCTTTTCCAGCATAAGTTGTGCACGCTCAGTCGCTTCTGCCTGATCGGCAAGTTGTCGAAGCGCATCAGCATAGGTTTGAGGCACCATGTTATATCCGCCAGTTTTACGGATAGATGGAAGAACCTCAGAAGTAACCCATTTTTTAAAATGTTTCGCTTCTACCTTCTGCGACCCCATTACTGCATTATATAACCCAGACTCATTAATAAGTGTCTGATTTGTGTAGTTTCGTCCATTTTGCAGGGTCTGTTTTCTTTTCTCATCCTCATCCAGCCTTTCAGTCATGTTGCTGGTTTCTGCATATCCAAGAATATCCGCAACATCTTTTGCTACAAACCACACCTCTGAATATTCATCAGTCATAGTTCTTACGGCATTACCGTTAAAATCGAACTCATTCAAAGCAACAGGATGACTCATCGCACCACCTAAAAAGATGGCATCGAATGCTTTACAGGGGATCTCGCTTGAGTTAATCTTCTAAACCGAGATCTCAAGAAAGCATTGTTAGCCAATTAATGATGTTTTGCAGCCCCTGAACAGCTCCAACTGTTCAGGGGTTTTCCTTTTGTGTATGAGCACAAAATGCTCAAGCAACACTCAAATCCTACCCAGGAAAATAAGAAACTTCAATAAAATGATCAGCTTATTGCTGTGATTTTTTACACCTGCAATTCCATCCAATAAAAAAAGCCGCATTTCTGCGACCTATCTCTACCCACCGATTACTTACCCATGCTTCCTGTACGTCTGCGGCATTACCAAAAAACATCGAACTACCGGTCTGGCTTACTCAAAGTCATCCCGCCCACTCCTTCGCTTGAAGAAAATTTTGTCCAGCCTGAGGACTATCCCAACCAACCCGATAATCAGCAAAGTAATAAGTATGGGGATAACTAAGTCAGACATGCTTCCTCTGCATTGTTTAAATCTTATTTAGGCGGAGCATCAGAGGACTGGCTGTCTAGCCATTCTGCAAGTTTCTTTAAAATCTGCACTCATGTTGGATCTGCCTTATGTACCTGGAGTCGCATAGCCACCCAGAATGAACCACGCCAGAAAAGCTACAGCAACGATAAATACGATCACCGGGAAGGCAATACCTATCCTCATCGATCCTCCTTGAATCAATTAATTTAAAGCAGCGTTCCAGCACCACAACTCGCATAACGAGCAACAGCGCATAGCGGCGCAGAGAACCACGATTTTGAGCGTAAACCTCATGGCTTTTGTCCGGAGAATGAGCTTAGCGCCTGACTCCGCGGTATCCAGCATTATGCTCAGAAAAGCACAACGATGAACTAAATTAACAACAGTACAGCCATCATGATGACGATAACGGTCAGTGCAAATATCTTTGCATCCTTCATGCGACCTGCAGTGTCGGGGTATGACACCTCTTCACAGACTGGCGCAGAAGAACTGTCAGAGCTATGCGTACAGGGTATGCAGATGATATAGCTCAATATTAGATCGGAATCAGGAGGGGCGATACCTGTGTATTTATCAGGGATACGTGTTAACTCCGTGCTACATCGACACGGTGATCCATTCGCTTCTACCTACTACAGGAATTGGTGGTGATTTGTTGCTGCTTCGATTGATGTTAGGATAAATCCGAGCTGACATAATGAGATTAGGGATATGAAAAAGACACTTTTAGCATGCGTTATTGCCACTAGCCTCTTGGCTGGGTGTGGGCCAAAGGATTTAACCCCGGAGCAGAAGCAGGAAGTTGCAAGTCTCCGTAGCGAACTGGCTAAGGCTGAACAAGAAATTGTCGAGGCTAAATCACAGCAGGGGCAGTATACTGGGGGATTAATTAGAAATCTTATAACAGCCAGACTTGAAGTCTTAGGGACTAATAAAGCCCTTTTGGAGCAGCGTATTAACGCGATTGAGTCGGGGGCTAAGATTGAGATATCTGTTAGCGGTGTTAAACCAAATCCTGAAGCAGCGGCGGCATTAAAAACTGAAATTGAAACTCTTGATACACAGATTGCCGATGCTAAGAAAGATGCAAGTCAGTACAGTGGTGGTCTGCTACAGGCACTGAAACTATCTGCTATTGCGACGCAGGAGCAAACAAGGGCGATGCTTCAACAGAGATACCTTTCGGCAACGTATGGGTTAGCTGAAGTGAAAGTACCTAATGAGCAAGCAAACGAAGCAATCACAGAAAAACAAGCAGACAAAGCAGAACCCCATTCCACCAGAACGCCGTTACTTCCACCAGGTGAAGGACCATTCGGTTTAGAGGCCGGTTTGTCTAAGAAAAATATTGAAGACATGATTGGTGAAGAGCTTGAGCCAATGGCGAATAATGTCAATCTTTATACGGCTAACTCTTTACCCAAAATGAATGCTGGCTTTGAGGCGTATGGGCTGTTGATATCTCCAACAGTAGGGCTATGCCAAATAAGAGCTCTTGGGAAAGATATTGATACAGATAGTTATGGCTTTACTATCAAGTCAAGATTTAAAGAGCTCATGGAGTCACTATCTTCTATCTATGGAAAGGCCAAGGAAAATGATTTCCTTCTGGCTGGTTCAATATGGAAAGACCCCAGAGACTGGATGATGGGATTGTATAAGCATGAAAGATATTTGTCAGCTGAGTGGAAAGGAACTGCAGAGGCTCCACTAAAAAGTAAATTAACTTCCGTATCGATCGAAGCTAGAGCAAACAGTTCTGATAAAGGATATATCTTCCTTCAGTATAATTTCAATAACTATGATGTTTGTGAAACTGAGGTTGCAGCAGCGAAAAAAAGCTCTCTTTGAATAACCAGAAAAATGCGAGCCCTGTTATCACAGGGCTCTGATTATGTTTTGCTAATTAGCCTGTTATGTGTTCGGTAGTTACAAAAGCCCTGAAAGAAAAAGAGATATAAGGTTTGACAAAGGATTACCTGATAGCGGCCTACTTGACAGCAATTGCTATCTGGCCAGTCACCCTGGCGTTAATTGGTCTCTCTGCAGGAGTGGCATTCTTTACAAGGTGCAGGGGGATGGGCGTTGTCCTCGTCGTTCTGTTCATGCTGGTCACCGTTGCTGCGTAGCAGTTTGAGCATTACATGTAGAATCATACCGCCCCATGAAAATGCCCATATTTTATTTATAGGCAGAAACGGTGTGTTCTGGCTATGTATGGCAGGAATGGTGTGTTATGCCTATAGATAGGCAATCTTGATGAGTTCTGCCTATAAGGACTGATAGCGCTCGAAAATGGTCGTTGAGACGGGCTGTGGCGGAAGATAGTTAAGCGCCCACCAGCCTCTGCAGAAGATTTCGGAGGCCTTCACAAACCGCTAAGGAGACTAGGCACCGCATGGGGATTACTCAGTCAAACGCCGAGGCGTTCAGGTTAAAAACAAGTCGATGAAAGTGGCTGTATTGGATTAGACTTCTTCGATGTTACGATAATACTTTATTTACTTTTGGGGATAAGTTGATGTCAGTATGGCACATCATTGTGTTGATATTCGCTATTATCATTTATGTTCTTCCCGGTGTTATAGCCAGTTCAAGGGAGCATAAAAACGCTACGGCAATATGGGTGCTAAATATTGTCCTGGGCTGGAGCTTCTTGGGTTGGATAGCCGCGCTTGTCTGGTCTTTCACAAACCCAGGAGTGGTTAAGCTCGAACCACAGGTGTTTGGCGCGGACTCTACTGGTGGCGGTTCAGTAGACGATACTAAAAAATGTCCGTATTGCGCCGAAACAATAAAAAAAGAAGCGATATTGTGCCGATTTTGCGGAAAAGACCTACCATAAGTGTTAATCATCCAGAAATAAAACCCCGCTTCGGCGGGTTTTTTTGTACCTTTGTGTTTCACAAAACGCAACGCTTGCCATTTATGTTGCATAAACTACAATATAAATTGACTGTATAAATATCAGGGGTGGGTAGATGAACCGATCACAAATCACGGTAGCACTTTGCCGGGAGCACCTTCAGTCCATTCGTGAAATTCAGGAAGAGGAGCGCAAGCGTTCTCCGATTGGTGTAGCACCAACGGTAAACGCTATTGCCCGCGCATTAGTTGCCAAGGGCCTTGAGTCCTTTAAGCGGGGTGGGTGATGGAGCAACTACAGAGACTGGCTGAAGTTATTGCCGAAACCTATATTCGCGATCTGCGCCGGGAAACTGGAGGTAACGTAATTACCGTTGATGGCGTCAGCGGTAATGTTGAAAAGCACCTTTTAGCCGCAGGGCTGGTGGATAATTCAGTTTCAGCAGCCAAAAACCAATACGGGGGGACATTTGAGCGTGAGGCATATCAAATGCTATTGCGGTTAATTTCACTTGATGGACAGGAGTATCGGCTTACTGAGCATGGTCGGCATGTCATTACAGTCATGAGCACCATATCGCTGAAAAAAAACAAAGTAAGAATCATGCATTGAGGTCCTCATGACAACCCTTAATTTTGATAAATACACTATTGAGATTGAAGCTGATGCGGCCAAACTTCTGGCTGGTCAGGCGAGCGCAGATACAGCTTTAAAGCAAATTGAAAACTCAGTCAAAAAGACAGCTAACTCTGCTGACAAGCTAGATAACAGCCTGGATAACTTGGGCGGAGGTTTTTCGCGCCTTGCTGTGGCCGTGAAAGGATACATATCAATTCAGGCGTTGATGAAGCTCCAGCAGCTTTCTGAGGAATTCACGCTACTTCAGGCGCGAGTAACGCGTTTATCCTCAAGTTCAGAGGAAGGGGCGCGGAGCTTTCAGCAGCTTGTGAGTATTGCTTCGACAACCGGGGCCAGCCTTGGGGATACCGTCAACCTCTGGCAGCAACTCACCGCCACACTGAAAACCGTAGGTGCTACTAACAGCGATGTTAACCGGCTCGTGATGACGCTGCAAAAGATTGGCACTATCGGTGGCTCATCGTCTCAGGAAATGGCTAACGCTCTCAGGCAATTTATGCAATCGGTAGCGTCAGGAAGAATTCAGGCGGAAGAGTTTAACTCGGTACTGGAACAAATGCCTGAGTTGGCTCGACAGATAGCAGACGGCATGGGAATTCCGTTTAACGAGCTTCGACAATTGATGCTGGCCGGCAAGTTAGATATTGGTGAAGTTCTTGCGGCAATTGAAAAGCGTTCTGACGAGATCAACCAGCAGTTTGAGAAGATGCCTCGCACCGTTACACAGGCTACTAATGCCCTGGTTACTCAATTTGGCGTAGCAGTGTCAAAAATAGATGATGCTATTGGGGCTTCTCGCTATTTGGCGAAGTTATTGGACGGAGCCGCACTCAGTATCAGCGTCGCAACCGGAAACGCTCCAGATGCTGTGATGCTGACTCAAAAGCTTGAGCAAAATACTGAGCAACTTGCTGTCGCTGAGTCTGATTTAGCTAAGGCGAGAAAGGCGGGCTTGGGCTGGGGAGTAAAACAAACTGAGCAAACGGTTAAGAGACTTAAGGCGGAGCGTGCCTTGATCCTAATGGCTCAGCAGGCAAGTAAAGACTCACAAAGTGTATACACGCCGTCTAAAGGGGAAACGCCAGCCTATATCACCAATCTCGAAAAGAAAACGGCAGAGAATAATGCCAACTCCATTATCAAATCAGGCCAAACAGTAGTTGATAAGCTCACCCAGCAGCGTGAACAGCTAAGCAAAGACAAGTCCAAAGGGCTAATTGATGATAAGAAATATGCTGATGCTGCTGCTGTTCTGGATAAGCAAATTGCCGATGCCAGAAAAAAACAGGATAAAACGCCGAAGAATGCCTTTGCCCGCAGCGATGACTCAATAGACAGCCTGCAGCGGCAGATTGCCGTTTTGACAATGCGCTATGACGAGAACACCAGAGAGGCTGCGCAGTTTAATGCCGTGGCCGCTCTCGGAGCTAAGGCCACCGACACGCAAAAAGAGCGGGTGCGTGAACTGGCTGGACAGTTATTTGACGCCCAGCAGCGCCAGAAAGACCTTAATGATGCGATTAGCAATGACCCCGTGCGTAAGGAAAATAAAACTTATTCAGATGGTCGAGACCAGCTAAAACGTCAACTAGACGGCCAGATGATTGACCAGAAAACCTATAACCAGCAATCTGAGTTAATGGAGCAGCAGCATCAAGTCAATCTGGCAAAAATCCGTGCTCAGGAGCAAACAGCAAACCCGATAGCAGCCGCCCGCGCTGAAGTTGACCCGGTACAGCAACTGGTAAACGAGAACAACCAGAAGCTTGCCCTGCTGAGGCAGTATCAGCAGCAGGAACAGGCAATACTCCAGCAGAGCTATCAACAGGGAAAAATCAGTTACGATCAGTTCATCGCTGCCAAATCAGCTACGGATGCTCAGTATCTGGCCCTGAGAACAGCTCAGGAGAACCAGTTCAACGAGCAGATGACAGCAGCGCAGTGGCAGCTATTAAGCCAGCAGAGCCTCGGCTATAACATGCTGACGAGTGCGGTGGACGCATTTAGCGGGAATGCCTCAAACGCCATTACTGGGCTACTCACTGGCACAATGTCGGCGCAGGAGGCAATGCGTTCGCTCGGTAACACCATCCTGAACAGCGTGATCAACAGCATTGCCCAGGTTGGTGTGGAGATGCTGAAGAACTTCATCCTGTCTCAGACATTGGGCGCGGCGGCTCAAGCGGCGAATGCTGCGTCTGCCATTGCAGGAGGGGCTGCGGCCCTCGCCGCTTGGTCGCCGGCAGCAATTGCCGCCTCAATTGCTACTGGGGGAACAGCCTCGGCGACAGGCTTAACCGCGTATAAGGGGGCGCAGGCCGCTGGATTGGCTACAAGTGTGCTCGGTGGCCGCAAAAATGGCGGCCCTGTAACTGCCGGCGGAGTGTACCCTGTAGGCGAAGGGGATCTCCCGGAGTTCATGCAGACCAGCAAAGGTCTATTCATGATCCCTGGTGATGATGGTCGAGTATTCAGCAATAAAGACGTTACTGGCGCAACGCCCAGCATTAAGAGAGCGTCAACCGGTAAAGAATATCTCCCGGCATCCTCAGCATCATCCAGCCAGGCGGAAAGCCGCACTGAACGACCGATACAGGTCAACATAACCCTTATCGACCAGACCACCGGCAATCAGCACAACATCACTGGCACTGAAGCTTTCCAGCAAGGTGACGTTGTGACAGTTACTGGATGGCTAAATGACGTAGATACCGCAGGCCCAATGTCTACAGCATTCGCAGATGCTCACGGGCTTAGACGGCGGGCAAGGGGAGCCTTTTAGTGTGGTCTAAGGGGAGGGGTAAACCCTCTTCCTTATGCTTTACAGGACTGCCAGTTTAAGAACATTTTCACACGTCGGAAATAAGAACTTTTTTTCGTGTAAACGCAGCCAGTAAACAACCTACCCCATGAGAAGGTGACAAAAGTTGACATCGAAAGGCGATCCCGTGACTAACGACGAAAAGCGAAAACTATACCGTGCGTGGGCTGATGATATCGGCGGCGGAACACCTTTACCGGACGCCTGCAGGGATATGACGTGCGGAGCGACGACGAGGAAAGGGACACCGTGCAAAATGACGGCGCTCTACGCTTCTGGGCGCTGCAAGTTACACGGCGGCATGAGCACCGGCGCAAAGACGCCAGAGGGTAAGGCCCGGCAGCGAGAGGGATTTCGTCGCTGGCTGGAGAGACAGCGGCAGGCCACCAGCCAGGGTGACAATACGCAGTAAGGTTCGCGCTGGTGGTACGCAGTACGCAGAAAGGTACGCAGCAGAATGGAGCTTTTTGCTGCGCGTACCTGGTAGAGATAAGAGGTGAAAAATGGGTATTAAAGGCAGGGGCATGAACAACATCCGGCGCAACATGAATGCGCTGGTGAGGGATATTACTGGGCGGCGCTTACTTCGCGCAATGACAGCCGCTTTGCATGAGGCCGGACTCGTAGCCGCAATCTATACGCCAGTTGATACCAGCACGCTGATAAACTCTCAGTTTCAAGAAGTGATAACCAACGGTACACGCATTACCGGCCGCATTGGCTATTCAGCAAACTATGCGATTTATGTTGCAGATCCGAACATCCCGCAGACCTTCCGGCGCGTCACCGCCCGCAAAGAGTTTCTACAGCATGGCGTTGCTGATGCAAAACCGCAGATGGCGGCGGCTTTCCAACGGGAGTTATCAAAGCGCTGATTGTGCAGAAAACGAAACCGATACATGCGCAGCAGTTGCTTACCCCATGAGTAGTTAACAATTATTAATGTTCTAGCGATGATTATTAGGCCGTATTCGCCGTAACCAATTGCGCAGAACTCATATTATTTCGTATTCATTTTAGGCTTTTTTTAGCGGAGAACTGAGGCAATGAGAGAGCAGACGCGGGTTTACACCTCTGCGCTATCACGCATTAACCTCCAATTTCTGGCAAAACTGCAAAGAAAGCTGGTGGATTCGAGCCCGAAAACACTGGTTTTTTGTGATACCGAGAGCGGAAGGGTGTACTTCTCTCTGGTCTCTGGCGGCTACAGCGCGACAATCAACGGGGTAATGCGGGTTATTGGCATCACGATCACCCGGGCAGGGTTTGGTTACCGGCAATGGTACATTTGCCCGCATTGTGGTGGCCGGGCTGCGAAATTATTCATTGGCCGGAAGGATGTAGGGTGTCGCAAGTGCTGGAGCCTTCACTATGCCAGCCAGAGTGAAGATGAGATCGCCCGCTTACGGCGCAGCGTGTGGAAGCAGAGACATAATATTTGGGGGGATGAGTACCCGCCCGCGGGCAGCCTGTTAAATAGCCCGCTAAAGTTTCCGAAGCCTGCCGGCATGCGATGGGAAACCTTCGAGAAAAAGCGCTCTAGGCTGCTAAAGACTGAATCAGCTTACTGGCGGTTGAAAGAACCGAGGGACGCTAAAGGGTTTGCCCGGGTGATGCGCAAAGCGGAGGCGTCAATTAGGTCATTTGAACGGGCATCCAAAAAGGCTACCCCATGAATACGGTAAGATCACGGTAAGGTAATTGTCTATCTGGTGTTTCAGCCAACAACAGAGAGCAAACTGCTAATGACAAGAATATCTGCCGTACCAGAATCACTAGTTGCTGGATTGCGCAGATGGCCAGCGTTTCCGACTCCTTTCCCTTCACCTGTTACTGAGATTGGTACTCCCAAAGGCGGCGCACTTTATCGCTATGAAGAGGTAATGGGTTTCTTCAGTAAAATGAAACTGTTGTAGCAAGTCTTAGAAATAACATCCACCAGCTGATATGCTTGCCTCGGGAAAAGTCAAAATTAGGTGTCATGCCTTACACAAAATTCGTCAAATTTTGATGTTATGTTCCTCAAAAATGCGTCAAAATTAGATCAACATAACGTCAAAAAAAACCGTCAGTTAAAGCCACCAGCCTTATACATAAATTCGTGCTTGATATCTGTGGAACCGCGCTAAATCTGGTCTGAGCATTTTTTTCTGTAAGGTATGACGGTAAACAACACTGCCGTTTGAAGCACGTAAAAATCAATCTTCCAGATTTTTTTTCTTGATCTCAGAATGAGACGGGTAAATGCCTTTGCTAGGCCGTGAGATAACAGAGCTAACAATACCCAGGCTGAACGGTGAAGTACTTGATAACCATACCCACTACACCATTCACAATGGGCCGGCACAGTCACTACAGACCAAAGAGCGCCACCACCGCAGGATGGTAGCACTAGCCTACCAGTGGAAGAAAACGAAGTATGATAGATAACCTCCTTTATAAAATTGGATTAATAGGCAAAAGTTATTGACTACCTTCTGTAGTAGTTAATTAGCTGAATAAAATCAACATATAGTGTTTTTACTGCATTTTTACTGTTATGTAGGCGGTAGAGGGGTTAGCATTTCGTGACATGTCACATTGACATACTGATATCTTCAGGTAGATTTACCAGCAACTGAGCCCGGCCCCCTGGCTTGATCTCATCCCAGATGAGCGATTGTTATGGCCGGGCCTTCTTATATCTGGAGGTAGGGATACTCTTGC